CGGATTCAGAAGGCTGAAAAGCAAACTTCTGGTTGTCGTCGAGCAGAAGAGTGTGGACCGTCATTGGGGTGGTTGACTGAACTGAGCTAAGTATGGGCCCAGTTGGTAGCCAAGTGGTAGGGATTGTGCAGCTTGTTCAGTTGGCACAACCCCTTAGGCTTATTGGTCCTGGGCTTTGACCTGAACCTCAAAGGTGATGCCGTACTTGTCCGCAGTGTCAGTGAACTCCTCTGCAATCAGCTTCCAGGCTTCCTGAACCTTTTGAGCGTCCCAGTCGTAGTTCCCTTTGTTTGAGCAGTTTGCGATCTTGCGGAGCGTGTCGCGCAACGTGTCAACACGGGCGGGGAACATGCGGGCAAAACGTGCCCGCTTCTCTTGTTGCTTGGTCATGGATCAAGCCTCCAAGTTCACGGGAACAGCGCAGGCGCGAACCTTGACGCGGAAAATGCCTGTCCCGACAGAGACCCGGTTCTCTTGGTCCCAAGTGGTCACCTCTGTGCCTTCAAGACTTGCGGCGATCTCACGGCCCTTCTTTAAGTTCTTTTCAGCCAGGTCGGGGCGACCAGCCCAGCTGGGGTCGCCGCTAAACACAGTGCCGTCGCTGTAGGTGTACTCCAGGTAGCAGGCATGGCTATAAGTGCGTGCTGTCTTGCGGGTGAACACCTGGCCGTTCTCGGCGGTGGCGGTGATCTTGCGGGGCTTGGTGGAGTTCGTCATGGGGTGGTTGACTGATCTGCAACCAATATGGCCCTGGTTGGTAGGTGTTTGGTAGGTACTAGGCCAGAGTTTCAATCGTCACAGATGCCCCTGGACGTTCTCCAGGCTCGCAGTATCTCTGACACGCGGTCAGCATCACAACGCAGCAATCGTCGGCAACTGCCGCCCCGGTCAGCCCATCCAGCAGGCTCCGGCAGCACTTGTCGATGTCGTTGCGTTTGACGGTGTAATGCCTGCGAGCTGATGGACGCAGATTGCCTTTAGCCCCAAAATCACCTCTAGGGCGCAGAAACCGGAACTCAACGGTCACGCTGCAAGCTTCTTCAATCAGCTCCCCGCAGGCAGCCAATGCCTCAGTTCTTACAGCGTCTCTCCAAGGCGCGACACGTTTTGAGGCTTCTCGCATCCCGTAACGGGTGCGAATTTTTGACCCTTGCGGTGCGGCTTCGATACCTGAAATTTCGATGTCGTAACGCATAAAAAAAGCGGGGTGCTCGAAGCCCCGCTCAGTGCAGCAATGCTCCTCAACGCTAATTCATGTCTTTCATCCCGCAAGGCGTCCCCTTCACGTCACTTCCAACAGCACTACGCGGAACACTTCAACCGAATCAGTTGGCCGTCCTTTGGGTCATTCAGACCTACGCGGGAGCCAACGCCGACTGTTGGCCGTCAATCAAAACCATCGCCGATGGCGCGTGTGTTTCTGTCCGTACTGCTAGGGCTGTTGCTGGGCAGCTGGAGTCCATGGGATTACTCCAGCGGGAATCACGTCGAAACGATCGAGGCGACTGCTGTACGAACCTCTACCGGGTCACTGTCAATCACCTGGCCAACGTCGCCCCACCATCGTTAGACCCCCCGGCAGCTCGTGCCGTACCCCCCGGCACCAAATGCCCCACCCCCCGGCAAATGGTGCCGGACCCCCCGGCAGGAGATGCCGCCGAACTAAATACAAGGGAACTAAATACAGAAGAACTAAAAACAGCCAGTAAAGGTTCAAAAGGCCAAAAGCGAGGCCGTTTGACCTACTCCCCAGAGTTCGAGGCCTTTTGGAACCAGTACAAGAAAGCCCCTAAGCGGGCACAAGGCGGTTCAAAGGCGGAGGCCTATGCCGAATACAAGAAGCTCTCCAGAGACGTTCAGGAGGCCCTAGAAGGCGCTTTAAGGGCCGCGATCATGGATAGAGCCAAAGCAGAGCGAAACGACGGCTTCGGGGCCTATTTCCCGCATTGCTGCCGTTGGCTCAAAAAGGGCTACTACGAAGACTTCCTGGAAACTGCCACACCTGCCCTGGCCAAGCCCTCGCACCTGACCCACCCTGACGCTCAGGAAGGCGATCCTTTCTAAACCCACCCCTGGCCAATGACTTCATCTCATAAGCGGTCCTCACTGGACCGTGACGCCACCTTCTACGCCCCGAAGGTCTCTTGCTTCGCCTGTTACGACACTGGCATCGTCACCAATGGCGACGGGCTCCTGAACCACTACTTGCCCGACTACGACGCCGAAATTATCGACGGCATCATCCATCGGCATGGTGGCTCCGATTTAGCCGTTATCTGTCACTGCGTTGCCGCCTACGACTCCCAGGACTACGAAGCCCAAACCACTCGCGCAGGGTTCCGTGATTCCTCTGGTATTCGCACAACCGACACCAATGGCCGTCAACAACCCATAGGCGTCAACGTTGACAAGGACATCATCCGCGACATCCATCGCCAACGTCGCGCCAACTGGGAGGCCACTGCCCGCGATCTCAACTCGTTAAGGCAACAGGTTCGCTCTGGCCTAAACCCACAGTTGCCTGGATACATTGCCGACGTGAAAGAGCAGCTCAGGAACGTTGAGCAGCTCCTACCTTCAATCGATTGATATGACCCACCTGTCCATCAGGCAGCAGCCTGTCGTCTCTCGGCTGTCTGTGCTCATCGACGAGGCCAAAGCCGTCGCCTCTGCTGTCCTGGATAACTCCATCGATGAATCCAGGCCTATCCCCCTTGAAACACAACAACATCTCTGCAAACAATTCGCAGAAATCAATTCACTAATCGACCGCGCTTCTCATGGCTAGAGTCACAATCACACTTCAAGAAGACAAGCTCAACGCCTACCGGCGCATCGCTGAGCAAGAGCTGAAGCCGCTCTCAACCGTTATCGCTGATCACCTGACCAGCTCAGACTTCAAGCCCTCTCCAGCGCAGCTCTACAAGGCCGCGGCCGATGTCCACTACCGATACAAGGGCTTTCTGTCCCGTGACCAGGCTTTTCATATAACTTCTGTCGCTCTTAATTCACTTCACCAGTCTTCCAAGCCCTGTTAACGTCAGGGCATGGCTGGCAAATCGACCAATATCCAGATAGATGAGCGGATATTGACCGTTTACAAACTCCTTTTGGAGGGAAATAGTAGAACCCAAATTCTTCAATACGGTTCAGAAACCTGGGACATCAGCGAACGGCAGGTAGAGACCTATATCGCTCGTGCCCGTGACCACCAGCGCCTGGACGCTGAGCTAGAGCGCCCCGAGTGGCTTCACGAATCGCTCTGTGCCCTCAAGGACATCCAGCGCAAGGCCACCAACAAAAGCCAATACAGCACAGCCCTGAAGGCCATTGAGCTACAAGCCCGGCTCCTGCGCTTTGAGATGTCATGAGCCTGGTTGACGACATCTGCGAGGCCGTGCCGCTTACGCAGTTCGCCACGCCACCCTCTGCTCAGGACACCGACGAGATCCTTCGGCGCATCAAAGCCGATCTGCACCCTGGCCAGCTGGCTTTCGTTGAGGACACATCGACGCAGATCCTGGGCCTTACTGCCGGATATGGCGCAGGCAAAACCGTGGCGCTAGCCGCTAAATCCACATCCCTGGCAATCCTGAATCAGGGCTACACGGGCATCGTCATGGAGCCCACTTACCCGATGATTCGTGACATTTGGAAAGCCACCTTTGACAAGTTTCTGGAGCAATACGGCATTCCATACACCTACCGGACAAGTCCGCTGCCTGAGTACGAGTTACACCTGAGCAAACCGACCCGCATCCTGTGCCGGTCAATCAAAAACGGGGCCTTTACCGCAGTTGGTGTGAACGCCGCTTGGGCCTGCTTTGACGAGATCGACATTCTGCGTTTAGTCGATGCACAGAGCGCCTTTGAAAAAATCCTGGGCCGCTTACGGGAAGGCAACGTGCGGCAGTTCGCTGTGGCCAGCACACCTGAAGGCTTTCGCTGGTTGTTCCAACAATTTGGCAAACCTGAAATGCAGGAGCGCAACGACCGCAGGCTCATTAAGATGCGGACCGCGGATAACCCGCATCTTCCTAAGGACTTCATCGAGCGGCTGCAGGAGAACTACGACTCCGCAAGCCTTGCCGCTTATCTCAATGGAGATTTCGTTCTCCTTAACAGCACGCAGGTTTACGACCGATTCGACCGAGCGAAGCACGTCATCAAGGCGGCCCCGGTCAATCTCGACAACGAACCGCGTCACTGGGGAATCGACTTCAACATCGGGAACTGCAACGCCGTCTGTGGAGTGCGCTTAGGGCAGCAATTCCTAATCATCGACGAGTTAAAAGCCCATGACACAGATGCCATGGCTGCAGAAATCAAGCGACGATGTGCGCACGTTTCTGCCCCTGTTTATGTCTACCCAGACGCATCAGGCGCAAACCGCAGCACTAATGCCGCGAAAACAGACATCGAGCTTCTGCAGATGGCCGGTCTCTCGGTCGTCGCCGGTAAATCGAACCCTCTCATCCGTGATCGGGTGGCTGCTGTTCAAGCTCTTCTGGAAAATGGGAAGGGTGAGGTCAGGCTGCAGGTTCTTGAGAAGTGCGAAAGGATGATCGAGTGCCTGGAGTTGCAGAGCTACTCAGAGCGCAACCCAGAGGAGCCTGATAAGGAAGCTGGCTATGACCACTTGAATGACAGTTTGGGTTATGCGGTGTGGGCTCTATACAACCCGCTACACGTCCGGGCGGGGCGTGGCACCGGAATCCGTGTCTATTAACATCAAATTATTGGAAGGGGCTTAGCCGTGTATTCATCTGGCATCGGTGGCGCTAAGCGTGTTGGCAACGTCAGCACCGTTGATTCGCCTAACCAGGCCTTCATGAACATGGCCGACCATTGGAGCTTGCTCGAAGTTTTATTGGGCGGCACCTATGCACTGCGTAAAGGCCATAGGAAGTACCTGCCTCAATATCCACGAGAGGACGACCTCAGCTACGACAACAGACTAAAAATCAGCTGCGTCTCACCCTTCTACGCTCGTATCGAAAAAATGTTGGCGGGCATGTTGACCCGCAAGCCGGTCAGATTGACCGATGTCAGTGACACGATCACAAAGCAACTGTTTGACGCAGATTTGCAGGGCAACGACATCACTCAATTCCTTTATGAGGCCACGAGGGTTTGCCTGCGTTACGGCCACGTCGGTGTTTTGGTCGATGCTGCAGCTGATGGCAGTGGACGGCCCTACTTCGTCCGATATACGCCCAGGGACATACTCGGCTGGCGCAGTGAAATTATCGACGGCGCTCAGAAGCTGACCCAGCTGCGGTTGTTTGAAACCATCACCGAGCCCGAAGGTGATTACGGGGAGAAGGTCATTGAGCAGGTACGGGTGCTAACCCCTGGGGCCTACGAGATTCACCGCAAGGAAAAGGACGGCGAGTTCAAGCTGTTTGACGAGGGCACGACCACCGTCAAAGAGATCCCGTTCTCTGTCGCGTATTCCAACCGCGTCGGCCTGCTGGAGTCGCGGCCACCAATGAACGACATTGCAGAGCTGAACCTGAAGCACTATCAGGCCAGTTCTGATCTGAGCAACCAGCTGAGGATCAGCGCGGTGCCATTTCTGGCGATCTACGGGATGCCGCCAAGTGCTGAGGAGATCACGGCTGGCCCTTCAGAGGCCATGAGCCTGCCCACTGATTCCCGTGTTGAGTTTGTTGAGCCATCGGGCAACAGCTATGAGGCGCAGTTCAAACATCTCGACCGCATCGCGGAAGAGATCAACACGCTGGCGCTGGCCAGTGTCCTGGGCCAGAAGCTGTCAGCTGAAACCGCCGAATCAAAGCGAATCGATCGGAGCCAGGGCGACTCGACCATGATGTTGATTGCTCAGCAGATGCAAGATCTGCTGGACAACTGCCTGCGCTTCCATGCTGAGTATCTGAACGACAGTCAGCCAGGCACGGCCTACGTCAACCGCGACTTCTTGGGTCAACGTCTGCAGCCGCAAGAGATCCAAGCATTGCTGCAGCTTTACACCGCCGGGACTATCACCCAGAAAACCTTGCTTGAAGAACTCAACAAGGGAGAGGTGCTGGATGATCTGGACGTTGAAGAAGAACTTGAGGCGCTTGAGATGGGCGGCCTTTCAGGTACGCAGGAACCTGAGCAAGAGGAGGAGCCAGAAGAAGAGGATGAAGATACGCTGCCGGAAGAGGATGAGGATGTAGACGATGTGGAGGAATAAGCCGGAGCGCCGAGAGCGGAACCTATTTGTGTTTCAGGGCGAATGTATGGGCCCTCATTTCGGCATCGTTAGAACCACTTGGTATGACAACGGGCAAATCACCGGCATACAAGAAACAAGGCTGAGGGACAGCAGGGATTGGGTGGTTAACTCGGCCAAGTTCACTGCAGTGGTTGGGACAGCGTTGAGAGAAGGCGCTGACGTGTCTGTGTATATCGACTGTGATCCTGCGGACTTAGGGCTGGAGAACCTATGACCGCTTCGCCTAGTGCTGGTGAGCAGCGCAAGTTTCTGGCCAACACCATCAAGCCGGGTGGTGTTGCGGGTGTCCCTGAGAGCTACTACCGAAAGGCGCTGGATCTGAACCGCTTTAGCAATAGCGTGGCCAACAAGTTGCTGGAGTCTTACCGGCGGCAGATCGTCAAAGCGGTGCGGGAGCTGGAGCGCATCGACAAAATGCCCAGCAGCAAAAAACCGCAGTTCAAGGCCGCACGGATGCGGGCTTTGATCAAACAAAACCTGGACGCCATGAAGAAGTGGTCCGGGCAAAGCGTTGAGGAGCTGATTAAACAGCTAGATGGCCTGGCTGATATTGAGGTTGCGTTCGCAAGGGCAGAGCTGCAACGGGTTGTGCCTGCAGCGGTCAAGACCCAGGTGCGGACTGTTGAGGTCACGGAGTCTTTTGCTAAGGCTGTGGTGAAGGCTGACCCACTGGATGTGGGCACCAACCTTCTGCAGGGCAGTTTTGAGGAGGCCGTGAAGGGGCCAGGTTCTGTCATGAAGCTGACGGCACGTCAGGGCGCTGTCATTCGGATGCCTGACGGGACCAGCATTGTCAAAGCATTTCGTGGGTTGGCTGAACGCCAAGGTGAGCTGTTTTCCCGTGCTGTTTTAGATGGCCTGCTCACAGGTGAAAGCACGGAATCAATCGCCCGGTCTCTATTTGGTGAGCTGGGCTTTTCCACTGAGGCACTGACCCCGCGTCAGGTGGCCTTGGCCCAAAAGGGCAACGCTTGGAAGATGGCCAAACATCAGGTGCGGACATTGGTCAGGACCAGCGTCAATGCCACATCAAACGCCGCAAGCCTGCAGGTTTACAAGGCCAATCCGAACCTAACGAAGAAGTACAGGTGGATTGCCACGCTGGACAGCAACACCACGGCCATCTGCCGAAACCTTGACCAGAAGGAGTTTTTCTACGGCAAGGGGCCAACACCATCTAATCCACCACACTTTGGCTGCCGGTCTACGACGGTGCCGGTTGTTGATTACGAGGGTGCGTCTAAAAAGTTTGGGGTAGATATTCCGCCGCCTAGCTCCAAGATTGGCTACCGCCCGACAAAG